GTTAAAAAATCCTTGAGTCATGGAGCAAAAGCAACGTAGATTTACCAAAAACATTTTTGTCTTGGACGTAACCGCTAAAACATTATGCGGGGCTATCGCGAAGTTGAGTTCGCAGCCGTATTGTCAAATTAAAATTGGAAGAGTAGTAGCTTTTAAACCTGTCAAGAATCCGGAACCTAAAGGATACGTGCTGAATGTTCCAGGACCAGGTGCATACAGAATTCAGGATGGGCAGGATATCATTAGCTTGATGCTGACGCCACATGGAGTCGAAGCGACAACGGAAAGATGGGAAGAGTGGAAATTTGAGGGTGTTAGCGTGACGCCAATGGCTACGCGGGTACAGTATAATGGTGTGATGGTTGACGCTGAAATTAAATACTGTAAGGGGATGGGAATTGTGCAACCATATATGCGGAATGATTTTGATCGAAATGAAATGCCCGATTTGCCAGGCGTGATGAGATCAAATTATGATATCCGCGAATTACGGCAAAAGATCAAAAATGAACGAGAATCAGCGCCACGGCTTCAAGTTCATAGCGTGGCGCCAAGGGAGGAGTCGCGCTGGATGGATGATGATGAGGCGAAGGTGGATGATGAGGCCAAAGAGATAGTTCCGGGAACTAGCGGGTTGGAAAAACTACGTGAGGCGAGAAGCAATGTTTTTAAAGAGGTGGAAGCTGTAATTAATTGGAATCTAGATGAGAGAGATGAAGGGGATAGAGATGAACGGGGGGATGAGGAGCAAGTGAAGACCTTGAGTGACGATGATGACCAAGGCGAGGATGCGAGTGATGATGAACACCCAAAAACCCATATAACGAAAGAGTATATCGAAAAAGTTGCAAAACAGATTAAATTGAAAGATGAACGGTTCATGAGTCTATCAAGCGCTATGCCTCAAGCGAGTGGTGGATTTGATCGTATGATTGTTACGAAGAAGCTTAAGTGGCAGAATGTGCCACTGTATTGCTTTGATGAGTCATTGAAGAGGTATGAGTTGCAGTGTGTGGGTGCGTGTGAGCGTGTTGCTTTTGTCTCTAAGGACATGAGCTTGATCATATTGCCGGTCGGCGTTTAGGCGCTTGTGACCGCATGATTGGGGGGGGATTTTACACTTAC